CTATCCTAGCTTTCTTCCTCTTCTTTCCGTCTGCATTTTTTCCGCTTTCTGTGCTTCTTCTATCTCACGCATTTTCACGAGAATAGAACCGTCCTCTATAACTGCAGAGTCGTCCCAAATAAGTGACTGTTTATTAACATCGAGTGGAATTTCAATACCGTTATCAACACAGCCCAATTTAATTAACAGAGAAAAGCAAAACTACGTTATGGATAATGTATGCAAAGAGAAAGGAGTTTCCAAGGCCATAAAAAACGAAAACCGGCACATTTTTAGATTAGCCAGAGCATGTCTATGAAGAGTGGGTTAGAAGTGAAAAACGCTAATGCTAATTGACCCGTTACTTGACCCACATCTCTCGCAGATTTTTTTAAAAATCTGCATAAGGTGTTGATTTTAAATGGTACGCCCTACAGGATTCGAACCTGTGACCTACGGCTTAGAAGAGCGTAGAATTATGCTTTAATATCAACTAAATACAGTCTCACCAAGCGTTCACACGTCCCACCTTACCTAAAGTTACTTGAAGTTGTCTTATGCTACTTCATGTTGCTTGTCCCAAATCCGTCCCATTAATTCCCCCACCTTGCTATACTCTCCAAAAACTAACAGGATCCGTTATGAACCTCGCAAACCTAACTCAAGAAGAAAAAGACAAAGTGAATGTCGATTTGGCCGCTTCAGGTGTCGCATACAAAGAGCGACTCAATATGCCAGTTGTTGTGTCCGAAGTTGAACGACAACAACCAGCACATTTGAGAGCGTACTTTAATGAACGATTAGCGTTTTATCGTGAGAGAAGTAAGAAGTTGCCAGATGCGAATTCTGTGCAGTATTTGAAGGTTGAGTAATAATTGAAAATATCAATAAATAATTTATGATCACCAAATCAAGAAATTCCGTTGGGACTTATATGAAAAATAGAATTATTTGGATAGATTACATCAGAGCTATTGCCTGTGTACTAGTAATAGTACTGCATACGTCTTCATTTTATATAAACAATTATGGGAAAATATCTACATTAAACTGGGAAGTGGCAAACCTGTTTGATTCATTCTCAAGAATGTGTGTTCCTTTATTTTTTATGATTTCTGGATATTTTTTCTTTTCAGATAAAAAACCAAAAGCAAAAAATTTTCTAAGGTTAATTTTCTCGTTACTATTTTACAGCCTTATAGCTCTCATTTTTTACCTAACTACAAAAAAAGTGTTTCCAAACTCATCATATGATGAGTTTAATTTCTTCTCATCACCGTCATTTTATCACTTATGGTTCTTTTACCCATTAATAGTGATCTATGCAATCTCATACATAATCAGTTGTAGAGTTGTAAGTAATAAAGGGTTAATTTTATCTCTATTCTTTATTTTCATAATTGCAAATCCAGAAACGGCAAACCTCATTAAGTTTACAGCTGGGTTAGATGTGAGTTTATTCCTAATGATAGATGGGCAATTTTTCTACTTGTTCTTCTATGCTGTGATTGGTGGCGCACTAAGCAAAATAAAAATTATTAGCATGAGTGTAACATCACTTATTTTAATTATTGTTCTTGCAACTCTATCTATTTTCTACCTGAACTCCCTATCATTTAACATGGGATTGAATAAGCAGTTCGATTTCTACTCTTACACCTCACCACTTGTTTTCCTTTTGTCGATAACGGCATTTATTTTGTTAATGAAGATAGGATTTGAGAAACAAAATAGAATTATTTCTTTAATATCGTCAAATTCATTAGCTATATTTGGCATACACGCGTTTATATTAGCTGTAATCAAAAAGCTCCTGCCGTACCAAAATATGAGCGCTATAATCATGATCCCAACTATAACTATTATAGTATTATTTTCTAGTTTAGTATTCTCTCTTGTTGTTAAGAAGATTGATAGGAAAAGTTTTGTGTCTTAAAGAAAATAGCGCCCTCTTGGGCGCTGTTATTAAGAAATGTTTATACTGGTATCGTCACCACCAATGACACTATTTTCGATATCAGAAGCTCTTCTTCTGCGACTGATGTTTAATGTTGCTATCTTTCCTTGCTCTTGGCTTTGAGCATAATATTCACTAGGAGCAACCCCTCTAGCATCAGTATAACACTCATCAAAAAAAGCTGTCGCATTCCTGCCTTGACCAGAAATGCAGGATAATGTACCTGAGTAGGGTTTAGATGATAATTCGTTAGCTGCAATTGATGATAGTCGATACCCATAGGATCTAGCGCCAAATGCTATCGTTGCGTTTCCTGCGTATGAGTAATGCAAGTCAACATCTTTCATATATAAAACACAGTCTTCATGTGGCGATACCCCATCGTCACCTGAATGATACGCGCCTCCGCCAACAATATTCATAATTCCAGCGCTATGAGCGTTAAAACCGTCATTATTCACACTGAATGATTTACAGTTAATTAACTCGGAATCGATATTGCTGGTAGCGAACCCATTACCAGTGTAACTACCATGAACTTCGCAGTTGTGTAATGATAGCAATCCACCACCTCTCTTAAATGGCAGGTAAGTTCCAGAATTAGCACGTACAGGATTATCCTTGCACCCATAAAAACGAACCCCATGCATCGAGCAGACAACGCTAGACTCAATATTTAGCCCATAATCAGATTCAGAGATAAAGATATAAGCGGTATCGTTCTCCTTACCAAATGACCAATAAATGGTTTTATTTTCCCAATCATACCAGTAGCTAAAATCAGTACTTAACACAAGTGACTTAGATCCAACTTGCTTAAGCTTGTAACTTCTCATTGATTTAGTTTTCCAGATAGGCACCTCTACCCCAAGGTAAGGCTGTTTAGTTCCATTCTGAACCCCAAGATCAGGATTGGTTTTCCAATCGTAAGGGGCGCTAAAGGTATATCTTGGCGATGATTGTATTTGCACCCAACTATCCGTGGATGGATATTGACCAAGATAAATATCCGCATATCCTCCAATAGAAATAATTCTTGTTGGTGAATTAATAAGGAAAGCCTGCGATATTCCACCTTCTTTATATTCTCCCGCAGTTACTTGAATCTCCTTAATATTAGCCATAAATGATGGTCGAATAACATTATAGGCAAATTTAAGTCCAAAATTATCCCCTTTGTATCTATCTGCACCATCTGGGGAAATTTTGAGTATTCCTGATGATTTTAATCTTGAAACATTTCTATCAATTTGTAATCGCTGAGCGAATTCATTGTTAAAGTTGATATTTTTAGTTGATGTTCCAGATGGTTTCCAATCATCACTACTACCAATAAAATCAAATTGCGTTCTGGCGATCACTGACCCAGACTGCTTTACAATGATTTTTAATATTTTTTGCGTTGAGGTTGAGTTAGGTTGATTTCTATAACTAAATGCTAAGTAATCTTTTGTTAGCGAGCTAATATCTAACCTGACGTGCAACTTATCATCAGACTGATTAATAATATCAGCGCCTGATGGAATATTTATATAACCACTACGATCTAGGTTGTCGCACCCGCCGTACACAACATGAGTTGCTGCTTGTGATGTATTAACTTTTGACGCCAAATCCCCGTGTATATAAACATCAATATCATCAACTTTATTTGGTTTAACGATTAATTCAATAAGCTCATTAAGAGAGTTATTTTTCCCGAAAATAAGCTCGCTAGTTTCCATGGCAGGAGTGGAAGCTATCAAGGTGGGGATATTAATATGAGGATGATTTTGATAACCTAATAAGTATCTCTCCTTTATATTATCTATGGCCTCTTGAGCGTTTATTCCACTAGATTCTCCGATAAGGGAAAGTCCTTCATTAGAAGATAGTTCACTTCTTAGTGTTGCATCCCCAATGCTTTTCCACTTTCCTTCGCCAATTCCTCCCGCTGACTCTGGTGTTGAATCAGCGCTAACTACTTTGGGGAGTTCGCCATCCCATCTGTAGTATTCGCCATTACTTTCCCAGAGAAGAACATCGTTAGGATTGATGATGGTATTACCCGACTCAAAAGACCTCTTCGTGATATAGCCATAGTTAAGCATTGCCTGTTTTGATAAATAGTTAATGCCATCTATTGTATAATGATTTTTACCAAAACGGTCAGTGTAAAAGTGATTATTTGACGTAACGAACTCGTCAACTTTGCCTGAGTTATATTTCAGGTCGCGCGGTGCTTCACTTGGAACTGGATTTTGTGTTGGAATTGTAGACATAATCTTTCCCAATAAAAAAGCCAGCACTTAGGCTGGCTATGATTGAAATGAATTTAATTAAACGTTGTAATCTTTCTTTGCAGAAAAATACTCACTTGCTGTAATACTGAAAGTTCCGTCTGCATTAGGCTTTTTGTCGCTTACAATCCATCTCATTGAGTCCATTTCAACGATATTGGATATAACGTAACGTGACGGGGATTGAACATTCATGCCGTCATAGATATTTAGTTGGATGTCAGGTATGTCAGCGATAAATCCATAAGCGGTATCGCTTCTTGGTGTAGCCTTAAACCTTTCCGTCGTATTACCTAGGTGATCAGTGATACAAACAAACATCTCACCATCAAAGGCAACTTTTTCATTTGTTGAAAATTGATTTCCTATCCTCTCAACTATATAACCCGCCTGTTGATTCTTATCGTATGTGTCAGCAACAATAATTAAGTCGCCCGGATAAACATAATCACCATCTGCGAGAGTTTGCACACTGATACTCATGCGCTGATGTATTAACCTATCCATTTCCAACAGCGCTCTATCTATCGCTTGATATTCATTGCGACAACCATGAATGGTTATTTTGTTAGGATTTTTAGCTGGTTTGTTAACTATTTTGTTATCTTCAATACGGTATTTAAGGTAGGTTTTTTTGTTGGTTTTAGGGTTTACATATTCAATTTCAACACCATCATTACCGCTCGGCATTGTCATATCATAAGAAAGTGAAAATCCATTGCCTGTTGTGTTAGCCATATTAAAAGTGCCAGATGGATATTGCTTTTCCTCTTCACGAGTAAAGGTAAGAACTCCGTTATCCCAGAAAGAAATGACACGAGCAACATTGCATATCGTTTCTATACGCTGACCCAGCGACACATCCTCATCATCAAACGTGTAATCAAAATATCCTAAGCGCTTATCTGGAAGTGATTCATAGATTGAATACAAACCATATAAATCTATGGTGCTTTCTGGCTGTCCTGCGGTAACTAGCCAAGTGTGAGCGACCGCATCAGCAAATGATCGTGATGGTCTTAATGTATAATCAACGCTACGGCTATTCATGTCGTAACTAATAACATGACGTGTGGCTAGTGCGTTATATTTACGCTCCCTTGCTCCTGTTGGTGCTTCTGTTGCCCTCACTGTTACTTTAACAAGAGTATCTTCTTCATGTACTTCGTTAATCCTCTCTCTAACAATAAAGACCTCCTCTAGCTTAAGAATACTGTGATCATTACTGTTTTCTAATCGAGTTAATTGAAGCGCATACCTTCCATATCCAGCCAACGGCTTGAACTTTTCCGTTAGATAGTATGTTTTTGTCTTTGGTGCGGATGGAAATCCTCTATCAAACGCCTCCCTTGTTCCTGATATCTCATTGTTATTATCATCAATCTTCCAGAATTCAATTCTTGCGCTAGCCCAATCACCATCACCAAGCTGTGCGTTTAAATGCACCCATAATTCACCACCATCAAGCGGTGAAAAGAAAGGCCCTACTGTCAGGAATTGGTTGTCATAGAGAATAAACTTTGATGTGTTGACTATTGCATTAGGCGGTAGAGTTGCCAAATCACCACCGGTTAAATTAGTGAAAAAGAATTCATAGTAATATTTTGGTGAAATAATAGCGCCATCATCACTTTCTTTCGCATCAGATAGATAAGCATCAACCTTAATATCCTTTGTAACCGAACCCTGCGGAGTATCATAAGTCACATTAACAACAAGGCTTACTGATCGAGGCTTTACGATATCCATAAAATATCGAAAATCATCTTGTTTCTCTATCTTTATAGCCGCCTCACCACCTTTAATTTCACCAGAAATAACATTGTTAGCAGTAGCCTCATATTGTGGAATTTCGTCACTTTCATTCGGCCCCGGTATTTCTTGTCCGTCAACATCAGGGAACTCAAACCCCTCAAATATCTGTGGGATCACTTCACCTGGTTGGAATATCTGATAACTGGCACCATCAAGGGCGATCAGCTCAGACTCTGAATATTTCACATTCTCAATCGTGTAGTAACCGATGCCAAAGTTCATCCACTCGGTAACCATCTTTTTATTGTCGATGTATTCAAACATTGATTGCTGAATGAGATCGGGAAAAGCTCTAACTTGTCCGTGAATTTCAGGTCTAGCCTGATATGTTCTCGCTATATTGGTTTGACCAGTTAATCGGTTGTTGGGGCTTTCCTTTGCATTCACATCAGCGGCGCTAAATGATGGTGCCTTGGGAGCTAAGAATGAAAATATCTTGGAAACAAACTTAAATACTGGATTAAGAATATCGCCAATAATCCCTTTCGGTTGGTCAAATATTTGAATGTGATGAAATTCACTAATAATAAAGTCAAGGTGATCATCGTCGTTAAGCTTTACGCCGTTAACATAGATATCAACGTCATGATGAAAGTTTTGCTCTTTTAACCAATCAAAAAAAAGAGAGCCGGTTTTTATCTCGACTCTCTCTTTCGGCATTCCAGCGACACGCTGAATTTCAATTATTGGCATATTTCATAAACTCCAACTTAGTGAACTTTCTCTCGAGTACAATCAACCTATCCATTCTCACAGAGCCGTTTTCACCTCGACTATGTAATGCGTTACCATCGATAATCAAGCCAATGTGAGCGGGTTTTGAGCCTATATAGCCTATAAATATTCCGTTATTTTCTGGTTGATTTACTTTCTCCCAAAACTCAACTTCATTTTTATAGCAAGTAACAAAATCCGTTTCAGACTCATATCCTGCGCCATGGTGGATCTCAATACCTAGAACGTGTCGATAATAGAGAACGACAAGCCCCCAACAATCCATAGTGTCAAATGTGCAAGACCGGTTTTTCCATGGTTTACCGATGGTTTTATCGATGAAATCCTGAGTTGTCATACAGCCTCCAAGCCTGGCCATTCTTGTGGCTCATAAATACGTCCGATGTTTTTATTCAATGGGTTACTCATAGATAGCGTGACAGTCACACTTTCATGGTCCATCGACACATCTTTCACAAATAATTTCCATCGAGTAATGGCCTTACCTTTGTCTTTCTCATCAAATAAGCGATAAGTAGCCTCTATGGGTGTCATTCTATTGAATGATTTCCATAGCTTAAGTTTCTGCTTAAAGTCTTGTGCTACACGGCTGAATTTAACACTGGCGTCAATGATGGGCGTTCGGCTTTGCTGACTGTCAGATAGTTCGAAATTACACGGCTGATATTCAACCCCACCTAGAACCTTTGGGAATATTTGATAAGAAACAAGATAGATATCTCCGAACGACGGATGACTAAATTGCAGTGTCTCATAAAGTATTCTGTTTGGCCTTTGTGCCCGATACTCTCTTAGTGTAGGCATTACAACTCCTTATACTTAGGTAGAGTCTCAGTGACGATAATATCAAGCCAACTTCCAAATGATGACGGAAACTCAACGATAATATCGTCGAATTCATCATCTGAATTATAAAGTTTCTTACTAATGACTTGACCAGTCCATGTTACAGAAGATCCATTAATACTGGTTTGCACTGGATAGGAAACAAAATGTAATTCCTGCTCCTGCAGTCCACTACCACCAAGATTAATTTTCATCCTGAACCAGCGATTGCAATTATCAAGATAGTTGGGACTTCGCAACCACTGCGCAAATGCACGCTCTTGTTGAAGTGTAAATATCCAATTCACACTCCATACAGTTTTTAAATCATCAGTTAACTTCTGAAATATAGGTGCGCCTACCTGTGGTTGATCTGTCAAGAAGCCAGTGTCTAGCGTCATGCTTTTATCGGCTTTCTGCGCTAGAGGAAGCCAGTCAGGGTAATCAATAACCATATATCAACCTCTTGCTCTCGCTGTTGCCGATGTGTTTCTTGTGATGGATTGAAGCATAGGGCCTTTGTTATCCATATCCATAATGAACGCCTGAATAGTTAGCGTATTTCCATCTTGTGATGTCTGTGCGTCAAACTTGTGTCCAGCAGATGAATAGTCATTAAATACAACATTCACATTCATACCGCCACCCTGCATATCTTTATTGGAAATAACCTTTCCATTGTCACCGGGGATCATGTATTGACGACCGTTGTTAGCCTTGAATATCTCAGGTTTACCACCTTCACCAACTCGATACATTGAACCAGCGTCAACAGGTCCGCCATTTTTACGAGCACCAGCAATTGCCAATGTTGAAGCAAGTCCAGTGGTACCAACTAAGCTTGCGTTAGCTGGCGCGGCATTGGCCCCCATAGTTGCTAGAGAAACAAACGCAGCGGCAGGCGCCCAGGCAGAAGCAACAACGGCTGCCTCCCCTATAGATGCGGCAGCGGCAGCGGCACCCATTGTTTTACCAATGATGAAATTCTTCAGCATTTCAACACCGGTCTGAACAATGGAATTAACAACACTGTTTAGTATTGTGTTACCTAGTGATCTCATTGCATCAGCGGCAGTCATGGTACCAGTCAATAATCCAGTGATAGCGTTTGATGCGCTTCCCGACATTGCATCAACAGCAGATGTAAGCATGTCAAAACCTAAGCTCTGCTGGCTTAACATCTGCCACTGTGCAGCAGTTTGCTGTTCGTTGAATTTCTTTTCCTGTGCTGTTCTTATTTGAAGATATTGCGCATCAGTGATTTGCTTAGCTGTCGTAAATTGCTCGTGTGAGATTTGTTGGTTTGCATACGCTTGATTAATGATTGCCATTTCATCAGCATAATACTTATCCATAAGCGCTAGTTTTTTAGCATTCTCATTTTTCAATTGCTGAACAGGATCGAACTGAGCTCTATTATCTTCAATTGGAGAAATTGAAGCCTGAGCATTAGCCTCGGCTATTTTTTTAGAATACTCGCCAGCTAGCTCAACTCTTCTTCTTTGGTAATTCTCCTCAGTAACCAAATTACCTTTAAGTTGCCTTTCGAGTTGCTCAAGAGATAGCTTGTATTCTTGATTAGCCTTTGCTTCTGGATTTTGCGAGAAGGCGTCTTTCCTGTCTTTGATTTTCTGTTTTAAGTCAAATTCCTTTCCAGCTAACTCTGTTATTTCTGCAACCTGAGCTTTCGTTGCTTTACTGCCAAGTTTTTGAACGGCTTCAAGAATGGCGGCTTCGCGAGCAAGTCCTCTTGTTTCTAATTCAGCAACTTTTGTCGCATTGGCTACATCGGTGATCTTCTGTTTCAGCTTTTCAGCTTCAGTGGCTTCTTTTAATGCTGCACTAGCTGCCTCTTTTGCTGTTTTAATTCCTTCTTTTTTGGCTTGTTCGTTTTCATATATCTGAGCTGCCATATCTTGTAATTTCTTTATGGCACCATAATCTGCCGTCCCTGCATCTTCTGCGTCATATAGAGCTTGTAGTTTGGCTTTTTCAACACCTTCTTTCTTGGAGAGCTCAAGCCTTCTTTCCATCTGCTTTCTTAGTTTTTCACCATCCTCACCGCCGAAATCAACAACTAATTGTTTGGCATTGAATTCACCTTTTGCACCAGTGGCCTCTCTTATTTGCTGAGTAAATCTACCAAGAGCTGATTTCTCAATATCAAGAGTTGTTGCACTTTTAACGCTTAAATCAATTGCTTCCTTTGCTTTCTGGTTGTATTCAGATTGCGCTTCAGATAAATACTTTGTTATCAGTTCGTGTCGCTTTTTATTCTCAGCTAAATCGCCTTCTAGCTTTATCTTTTCTCTTAAGATATTTATTGTATTTCGTTCAATTAACTCTGGGTTATTACCGAGAGCGTCCTGCTGCATTCTTAATCTGGCTTCAAGTCTTGCAAGTTGATTCTCTTGATCCTTCATTTCTGAAGTTAAAACTTTTTGTTTATCAGCGGCATCTTGCGCGTCACGAGCAATCTCTTGATACGACAAACCTTTTAACTTAGCTGTTAACTGATCAACACTATCCGCAAAGTCTCGAGCCTCTTGCTTGGCTTGCTCTGATTTCTGATAGAAGTAATAGATAGCAGCACCAGCCAACATGGCCACGCCAGCTGGACCACCTAACATTCCCATAACTCCACGCAACAACCCCATAGACAATGATGCTGCCCTTGCTGCGGCTGCTGAGTTTGCCATTGCTGCCGTTTGCACTTGTGTTGCTTGAGTTAATGTTATTGCAGCTTTTGAAGCTAATGATTTTTTAGCAATTAAGTTATCAAGTGCAGTTGCCTCCGCTAACGTTCCTTTCGCAACGTTGTACTCTGCTTGAGCTAGTGCAACAGCTGATCTAGCAGAAGCCAAATCAGCCTGAGCCTTTCTGACTGACATATTTGCAGCATACTCACTTGCTCTTGCTGATTGCAATGTGGCGACTGACTCTTGACGAGAAGCGGCTGCCATCATCACTTTTGACTTGGTAGCCATAGCCAACACGCCAACATATCTTGAACCAACCACTGTGGCAATTACCGTCAAGACAGAGCTAAGCTCATCTAAATTCTTACTAACCGTAATAACCGCATCACTAAACGCACTAATGGTTGATTTTATTGTTGTATTTTCACCGAGAAACTTGGTTAGGTTGTTCCCAGCCTCTTGGAAAGCCTGTGACATTGTTCGAGTGGTTTTGGCAAACTCTTTACCAATCGCATCACCTTGAGAGAGCAAACCTTTCACAACAACATCAGTAGTTAGCTTGCCTTCTGCTGCCATCTTACGGAGTTGACCAATACCAACACCCATCGAGTCAGCAAGTGCAACCATCAAACGGCTACCCTGTTCCGCCACTGAGTTAAATTCTTCACCACGGAGAACGCCAGACGCGATACCCTGCGATAGCTGAATAATGGCATTTTCTGCTTCCTGTGCAGTAGCACCAGAGACGATAAAGCCTTGGTTGATGATGGATGTTAATTTTGCCAAGTCCGCTGCTGATGTGTTGTATTCTCTCGTGCCTCGCTCTAATCGTGCATAGAGCGTTGCTGTGGCATCGAGGCTAGAACGCGTTGCTTGAGAGATATCAAATACTCGCTGAGTAACATCAACAAGTGACTCACTCGCACGAACTGAGTTAGATAGCTTGTTGTTTAATTCAGTCCATGCTTCAGAATAACTAGCAACCATTGAAGCCGATAAATAACCAGTCAGAGCCGCCGCAACTTTAGATAGAGACTGCATTGAACGCTCTGTGTTATTTACTGACTGAGACGTTCGGTTAAAGCTACTATCCATGCGATTAAGGCGTTGCTCTAACTGCTGTTGAGATGTAAGTAGTTGCTGAACATCCATCTGTACTTGATAAACAATTTCGCCTACTTGTGCCATTTATCGGCTCCTTAAAATGAAAAACCCCGCCAGTTGGCAGGGTTGTGTAATCTTTAAAGTATTTTACTGTGATGCTTTTATTGCGTTAGTAGTAGCTTCAATTGTTTTTTGTGACATCTCTAATGCATCATCAGAAAGCGTTTGCTGTCCCCACTTGGTCACTTTACCCTCTTGAAATGTCACAACTAACCTATCCTGAGATAACTGCTCGTTATCTACCGGAGTAAATCCATAATAAACTTTACCCCAATATACCCATCTTTCTCTTTCTGTATTAACTTCAGTTCTTCTAGGGTCACCAAGAACTGTTCTTACTTGATCTTTATCCATTCCTAATGAAAGCATGGATGATTTTTGGTTGTAGTTAATTTGCTTTTCTTGTGCGCAACCAGAAATAATTAGGGCAGATAAAACCAAAAAAGAAGATAATAATAACCTTTTCACAACACCATCCTCGTTAGTTAATTTGTTGTTATGTTATATAGATGGTAATGCAAAAGAAAGCAAACTAACTCATTTACGTTTCCTACTCACCAATCGACGCTTACCACTGATCAGTTCATCATTCCGTTTATCATCTTGTTTCATGATGTTGTCATATTCTTCTTTGGTGAAGCCTTTTTCATCAGGATATTTAGCTTTGAGCATCATCTGAAATTCAGTCATGGTTAGCTGTTCGGCTTCCTCTCGATTCATACCAAAGTGCGCACGAGCAGAGCTGATGTAGTCAATTGCCATAAACTCATCTGAGAATTCGTTTTTGCCTTCGTTACGTTGAAGTTTACGGATCTTCGCTTTACCGATAATTCCGTGAGTGAATAATTCTCGAGCAATGACGATAATGTCAGCGATTGGCATCTTACCGTTTTTATAGACAATACCGCGCTTACCCGATCTCCATTCACCAATGAGCTCTGAACAATCATCATCACAGCACGCCTGCATAACCATCATTGCAGTTTGTAGGATATTACGCCCATATGTTGGCTTGCTAATGGCTTTTATTAACCATTCAGGAATAACCCCGTAGCTCATTACGGCGCGTGCAATTAACTCTTGCACCTCAGCGCCATTTAATTGACCGTAGGCTTTCACAATCTGTTTAGGCTCACCGATTCTTGTCATATTGATGAACGATGGTCTAAATAAGTAATCCTTTTTATCAGTAGAGATAACCATCTCCCCGATTTCTAAAATAGGCGTCATAATCCCTCCTGAATATTATCAAGGGCACTCGAAAGCGCCCTTTGTAATATTAAGAAACGGTAACAGTGACCACGCATTTTGCAGTTTTACTACCATCTTCGGATGTAACAGTGATATTTGCAGTACCTTCGGCAACACCACGCACAGTGACCACATTCACAAGCTGGGTAACTGTTGCAAAGTTCGGCTTATCGCTTACGGCAGTATAGTTTTTGTTCGTCGCATCGGTTGGGGTAAATTTGACAGTAAATGTCTTAGTTTCACCCACTTTTACAGACAGAGTAGCTGGTTCTACTGCGACACTTTCAACCACGATTTCTTCTTGTAGCCATTCAACCGTTTCTGCATCGGCAACTTTTAGCTCACCCGAATAAGTGGAAATTTCTTTTGTTGGAAATTCCATTGACCATGATGTAAATAACATATAGCCCTGAACAACATCAGAACCATCACCTTTCATATCAAGTTGAATCCAATAATCTGGTTGGCGACCAGCTTTGATTTCATCAAGAATTTCTTTTGCAATATCGAAAGCAGAAGTAGAGCCAGTTACGCCAGATTTCTTCAATTCCCCATCAAAACTAATGGTGAAGTCAGCACCAGTGACGATTGATTCTGTTAACCCTTTGATATCATCAGCATTAGACGTTACCGTCTCCATACCAAAATCGAATGACTTGGTTGTTAATGCACCTAAGCGTAAGAATTGATCTTGTGCTGGTACTTGGTCAGGGCAGCCTTTTGCAATGCGCAGAATACCTGCGTTACCCATCACTAGGCCTTTATCATCAGGGCATTGTGCCATGTTATAACCTCTTTATTTGCAAATAAAAAAGGCCGCATAAGCGACCTGTTGAGATGTGTTTAATTTAAGATGTACAGCGGAAAGAAAGCTTAAGGATAAAGCGACCTTCTTCTGTCGGTATCGGTCTTGGTAGGCTACCTAAGTTGTAAATTGAATTTAGTTCGCAGTCATCGGGAAATTCAGCAACAAAGTTTAGAATTTCATTAGCTCTTATCAATGCAGGCTCAGGATCATACTGTGCAGATACTAGAACAAGCGTCACGAAATCATCAGCGCCCAAATCAGCAAATCGACCGCTACCATCATCAGGCTGAATAACAGCATATTGCTGAGTCTTTTCGTCTGGTTGCTCATTCCACGTTAGATATTGAACAATGAAACCATCGAGCAGATTACCTCTGTTTAAGTAGCGCTCAAACTTCTCGTGTATCATATTTGAAGCTCCCGTCTCACCGCGTCATCAATAGCCTTGCGTTCATCTTCAAAACCACGAGATAAGAACTCTTTACGAGCACTTGAACGCCTAAAGTTTTGCTTAATTCTTGGATCATGAACATAAACCGCGTAGTTTGCTGTATATCCGACGCGACCGGTTACTCTAGTGCCATTAACAGTGACTTCTCTGAATTGGGAGTTGATAAGTGTTGATGTGTCAATAGGTGTGTATATAGCAGCCTGAGCACTACCAATTAATAAAGCTGACTGAATAGCTCTCATCACTTTCTTACCTTGTATGTCACCAACAAGCGCTCTAAGGTTTGCGTTAGCCTGAGAAATACCCCTTACTTTTGCCCCCATATCACACCGCTGTTATCAGAGTGTAGTCATCTGCAATATGCTCAAATAGGTCTTCATCACGTTTGATGAATTTTATTTCATCAGCACCGACAGATAACGGATCACCTGAGTGCTTACCAATAGCGATAAAGTCACCTTTTTTAGCATCCGCATATTCAGTCCAGAAAACTAACTTAATGGTGATTTCAGAGCCAACATCCAACTTTCCAGATTTAAGCTCACTACCATAGCCACAAAGAAAATGAACCGGCCCTGAGAATGTAACTTTGCCGTATTTATCTTTTCCGTTTGGTCGCCATAAAGTAGCCCACGAGGTGTAAGCCCAATTTGCAACTGAACTCATAACGCATAGCTTTCAAATTGGTATGGTTCACAGTTCTCACATCCCGTGACTGTGAATCCACTTAATGCACCATCATCAAATACAGCAGCCACAAATCCAGACCCTGGATTAACCAGCGCATTAATAAATCCAACGATACCCATGGTCAGTACGCCGTCACTTGATTTTGAACACATAAACGGAATGTCCGCATCACCGAGTTTCGAACTAAATTCCACCCTTGATTTGACGAGATTACTCGTTCCATCCGGGTCTAAGTTATAAAATTGATTCAGCTTGTCAGCCAGTGCTTTTGCTTCAATCATTGATACCCTCCAATCACCCGAAAAAAACCTACCGTTTTACTAGATAATGGCAAATCAGCAAGGCATCCTGCACTATCCCATGCGCGGATCTGGTTCAGTAGATAATCAGTACCGGAAGAATCATATGCAAAAGAACGAGATGCCCCGTTAGGAGCGCTCTGTGATGATATCTTTCGTGCGCCAGATAGTGATGCCAGCCGCACAACAGTGTAAATCAACAGCAACTTCTGCGTGGTTTCGTCGTAGTTGGCTTCGAGACATCCGGACTTTGCATTAACCTGACTCATTAACAGCGACAGCACAGAATCAGGCAATGTAAACCCAAGCTCGGCAATCATTGGCTTTACATCATCAAGTGTTATCACCATCTGATTTACCTTTACCCTTTTTCTTCTCTGGCGTGGCGACTTCGAGTTTTCGTTCTTCGATTCGCTCTACCAGACCAGCCCGTAGCCATGTTTCAGCAGTTTCTTCTGAGACATCTAGCTGAGCGCCAACCTCTTGTTTTTTGAGGTCGGCACCAGCAAAGAAGTTACTTGAAATAACCTTTACCAGTGCCATGAATCCCCCTTATGCGCCTTTAGCGTGGATAACTGAGAAGTGACCCGCGATATCTTGCTTAACCATCAGACCAGCAGCGCCCCATGTGCGCCATACATAGTCTGAGTTGTAGAACTGACGAGGGTCTGCAACAGTACCGAATGCTTGACCGACGATAGGAGCGATAACACCAGCACTAAGAGGAACAATTAGAACTTCATTACCTTTCAGTTCGTAATCTTCCTTAATGTCTTTGATGCCAGTGATTTTCTTGATCTCCTCAAGAATGGTGCGTGTCTGGTTAACGTCGAAATACACGCTTTCCCAATTAGACAGAATTTCGCCTGAGACATACCAAGTTTGCTCACCATATTGCAGGTTTTGCAGTTTCAGCACATCACGCAGTTTGATGATCTCAGTGCGGATTTTTTTACCATCTTGCTCGGTTGCGAAATTAACATTCAACGTCACTTGAGCAACACGCTCATCACTACGCAAACCCTTAAAGGTTTTTCCATCAAACGCAATGAAGTTACCCGCAGCATCGCGGAAACCATTCCAGATAAAGTCGAGATATTTACGACGAACAGTATCAACAGAGTCTTTCTGTGCATCAGATAATGAAGCCAGTGCAGAGCCTTTTTCAAAGATTGGGTCACGCCATGTGAACTTAAACCCAGTGTCATGAATTGGCACCATTGTGCCGTCGAAGCTATACGCACTAGCTTCAAGCAACGCACCGACTTGACCACTCATTGATGTATGAGCAACGCCACCACTTCCTTTTCGCGCATACTCATAGACTGATTCACTAATACGAACTGAGCGAGATAGTGGCACGAGGTCATTCAATAGCGTAAATTCAGTATTTGGCTGAAATTCAGCCAATACAGTCTGGTCATACGCCTTGTACAGACGCTTAATATCATCTACTGCATTGGCAGCATCTAAAACCGTCACATTGCGAGTGCGAGCAATAAAATCAGCCACTGCCTGAGCGGATGAATTACGCTCTAAACTCAACGCTCCGAATTGCGCTTGGTTGGCTTCAAGGTTTCCCGTTTCGGTTGCCTTCTTAGTTGAAAAATAAAACATTCAGTTCTCCTTACTTGAACACAACACGAACCAGCTCACCCGCCGTAACGGTTAAGGCTGTATCTTCTTCGACATAGGCAAATACTGCTTCACCTTCTGCACCAGTTGCCAGTGTGATTTGACCGTTAGCAACAATAACCGCTTGGCCTTTCTTGTATGTACCAGCAGCGGCACGCACATTTAAGAACAACCCTTGCATTGGTTGAATTGCAACAACCAAATCGCCAGCCTTGATTGCATCATCAACTGACTGACAGCGAAGATAATCAAAGTCGGACACATACAAAACATTTGCTTCTTTACCATCAACCGATGGCGTAAATTTAGCGGTAGTCTCATCATAGAAACCGATAATACCCGCCTTGATATCAACTGCCGCTGCACCTTCACGGTGTAGCAATGGGTTAGTGAATACACCACCCGCATGAATTACACGTTTTTTATTCGCCATGTTTTACTCCGGCATATCTGAAACTGATTGAGAGGAATTAGCTTGTTGGAACGAGCTATTTAAGCTATGTGATACATTGCATTGAGCGTACAGCTCTTTCAGCGGGTCGCCGCTTAACGCATTGATGGCGTTATCGGACATGCCAAACTTTGCTTTCACAGCATCACGCATTGCATTTACTTCTTTGTCTGCATTGGCATTTAACTGTGCTTGGAGTGGCGCAATAGCAGCATTTACAGCGGCTGTGATTTTCTGCTGCAGATCACTGTTGTTTGCAGTGTCAGATTTATCCTTTTCTTCTTTTTTCTCACGCGCATCTTTTTCTTCTGGCGTTTCTTCTTTTTTGTCTTCAGCGTTCATTTGGTTGTACGCATCCAGTAATTCAGCATCGGATTTACCTTCTGTCTCGACACCTTTCGCCTTCAGCGCATTCGTGATGATTTGTTTCATCGGATCGTTTTCCTTATTGGTTTTTACTTCGTACTCTGTTGGCTTGCGCACAACTTCGATAGGCTCACCAACGAGTTCGGCTGTTCCGTCATCGTTCATGAGGTATTTTTGTTGGTAGGTTTTACCTGACGTGCAATAGATAAATTTGTCAGGCCATACTGTTTCTGGATAAGGCCAATCATCATTTGGATAAGCAGCTTTTAATGCGTTACGTAGTGCCGAATGAATGTCATCAAACGAGAACGAGCCATTGGTAAAAAAGAATTTTGCTTTATTTAAAAAGCTATCCTGAGTGCAGTTTGATGCATCAATTAAATCAGCTAATTCAATATTTAGCTTTTCACCTTTGCTATTAACAAACATCCCGACACCGTCTTTTGGTGTGGCAGCTCCCGGTTCACTAACAGGAAGAATGGCAATGTGATCAAAGTGCATATTTCTGGCGACCCATGTATAGGGCTTGCCTTTTGACTTACCCTTGCTCTGTTCACGCTGCAACAGTAATCCGGTAGAGACGTGGATCGGGTCTGTGCTGTTACCGGCAATGATGTCATCCACACGGGCAAGAAATTCCTTCCCTTTCTCTGTGGCATCAGCGAAACGGCGATTGACCTTCACGTCCATGATGACCTTTTCACCATCTTTTCGGACATTTTCAGCCCATGCGCCAATGTGAAACTGGTTTACTGCTCTCGGCGTGTCAGCCGATACGTAATCCGCGCCTATTTTTGGATGTCCGTAAGGGCACTGCCGCCCCTCCATCGACTGAAAGCTTTTGTTAATTTCGCTAGCCGGATATAACCCTCCGTTCATCACAACGTCATCAACGACAGGTACAACGCCGCGAATGACGATATGCTCATCACCATCAATGGTTTCAGTTGAGATATTAGAGGAGTTAATAGCCAGCGATTTAACATGAATACTAGAAAGACTCATGTAGTGGCCTCTTGATTGTGAATTTTAGTCTGTTGACCAGTTCTTCCGCTCAGTACTTAAACGGTCGATAATTCCTTTGTTGTAAATGGTCCCGTCGTCATTTAGCAATACAGGTTGTGTCGCGCAGTAGCAGTTAAATCTATTTCCACCATCGGCATAAAACGCTTCAACCTCTTCAACGGTATAGATCCTCCCGTGTCGCGCAGCATGCCAGCTTCTTGTAGTAGGCTTTAGTGCTGATAGCCATAACAATCCTGTTTTTAACCCCAGAGATTCGCTAGCCCACAACGTTTCATTCCAGTTTGCACGGCGTAACGCACCGACCTGTTCCGTCTGAGCTATGCGCTTTGCGTTGGACATTGATACATCTAATCGCTTGCTGATTATCCTTGCTGTTTCTCTTGGATTAATCCCTCTTGCTATTGATGTGCCAATAATATTCGACAGATCGGCTCTAGCTGCATCAGAAATACCTTTCCAATCGCTATAAGTGGATATGAATGCTGACGCTATCTGGTTCTGGTATGCGGGTTGTGACATCAGGTAAGTTAGCGTAGTTTGTGATGCGTATACTTCTGATTGCAATGATAAGTTAGTGTAGGCGTTTAACGTGCCTCGCTCATACTCATCTGACACATAGCCAAACGCCCATAATTTCTCATCACCACCGTCTAATAGGTGCTCATCAAGTATTGACTGTAGTCTTTCAAGAAACTTAGCGTATTCAGCAGGCCTCTCAGCTATATCATAAGAGTAAACGCCAGCGTTAACCCTGATAAGTGAATCCAGTTCATTATGTGCGTTTTTAGCGAGAATATAGCTGTGTAGTGAGTTCTGATTTCGTTCTCTGCCAGTAAATGACAGGTCGAATAGTTGCTTGAGTGCTTTCTTGAGTTCGTAATATCGGTTATCAATATCACGAAACATCTTTCTAACTTGCCGACCTGATTGTGTTGGGTCAGACTTATTCCTTGGTATTATCGGCGACCCTATCTTTTGATTCTTTATCATCAATTAATGGATCTCCTTTTTTACCTTCTTCTGGCGAATCAGTGTTATCAAACTCTTTTAATGTCGGATATTCACCTAATGCCCTGATTTCATTTTCCATCAACACTGAATAGCCAAATGATGCCTGTGTTTTTTGTGCAACATCAGCAGCTTTACTCATATTATCTAGCTTTTCGGACTGGCTTGGAGCTAGCAAATCAGACCAGCTAACTGTTATTTCTTCCCTTGGTTCAATCGCGCCAAGCGTCCAGAAACGTGACACCACTGATCCGATCACTGATTTAAGAAAGTTATTACGACGTGACATGCGTGTTCTTGCCCAATCTTTCATATCCTCAGTTGAAGCTCTCTCGCCAGTAATCTGACCAATTAGTACTTTAACTGGCATATTGATAGAAGCTGCGAATTTAGCTAATGACGTTCTGAAGGATGGCTCTGGATCTGCTGGGGCAACTGATAAAACACTTGCAGAGCCTTCTTGCATCATCACTGAAGCATCAATACTTTCATTCAGGCGACGAACTTGCTCATCAAGTGCATCAGCAAGCCCTTCCATATTAGTACCTAATGCTTCAGCTAGGCGTTGGAAGTCAGTTTCTTTACTGAATGCATAGTTCAATTGTCTACTTGCATTTTTCAGGAAACCTTCGGCGCTACCACCTGATACTTTTTCAATATCAAGTAGATCATTGTACCCTTTCTTTAGAAGCGGGGTTCCAGATGTTAATTTCCCATCACCAGAACCTTCAGCAAGGATTATCACCCGGTCTGGATGTATATCAATAATTCTACCTGGCGATCCGTCTATATCATTTCCAACTAACATTTCAGTAAATGAATACATTGTTGGGAAGCCGTAACTTTCACTGCTTGTATCCTCATCCCATGACTTAGGTTCAATCTGGGCTTCCCATGCAGGTATTAACCGAACAATTGACTTATCACCAATTCTTTTAACCACTGTCGTATCAACTGGTTCTTTCCAGTCTTTACCGTCTCTTAATTGAATAATTAACCCAGAGTACCGACCTATTAAGTTTCGCTTATCTGCTTCCTTAATCTGCTCCCAGTGTGATTTGAGAAGCTTGTTCAGTTTGTTATCCCAATCAGTAGATCCATCTTGGTCTGCCTCTTCGTTACCTTCGAATATTTCTGGAATGTCAACCCAACAATCAGAGACATACCGATCTACAGCCGCACCACCAAGAGCGGTACGATCATAAGCATTATAGAAATCATTAAACGTCAGCACTTCTGGATAACCAAACTCACGCCAGATACGTGGTCGCTTTGCATTACTCATTCCAATACCGCCAGAAACATAGTCCATTCTTGCTCTAGCAACTGCCTTGATAGCGTTATTAACCGCTAATGACAGCTTTTGTTGATTCTCTTCCATTATCGCCCTCATCAACGTTTGCGAACTAACATGCCAATGTTTGATTTTTGTGTGATATACCCATCAAGACCATATCTAACCGCATCCCAGCAGTGGTTGTTCTTATCCTCAATAATGGGAAGAACCTCACCTGTGATCCGGTCTGTTTTATACGAGTAAAGACGGGCTTCTTTTGCTGTTTCTTTACAGCGAGGATGAATGATTATTTGCTTGAATCCGCGTAGATGTGTAATGCCATCTTCTACGCTACCTTGCCATTTTTTAGCGGCAGAGATATTGAAACCTTGGCGCTTTAAATAGCTGATTGTTTCTGGTCGCGCGGAGTCTGCTTTAATCGGCCACTTGCGAGACTCAGGTATCTTGTCGTAAAACGCTGGCATGTGGTCAAGCTCAACACCTATTCCGTATGCCTCATACTCGATGTACAAGCAGTCGTTTAGAATGAACTGGCGCAATAGCGTGTTAGGGTCTTTTGCAAAACCGAAGTCAGCACCGAATAGTAATCTGTCTGCTTTCTGCCATAAATCATCAGGAAACGATTTAACAACGTATTTATTTGCTAATACCTGCTTATCGGAGTTTTCAAGATAAGCCCCTTCCCATATCCACGCGTAAGTAGCAGAGTCCAATCTTTCCTGATCGCTTAATCGCTCTTCTTCAAGTACTGATGGAAACCACGGGTTATCTCCGTAATTCATCTCGACAACGATGGCATTATCAGGTGGATTCTTTCTAAAGCGTTTATCTGTAGCACTACCGTCTCTTTCCGGGTTCCATGTCACCCATATTTCAGACCCAGCCTCACGAACGGTGGGCGTTAATTTAGTCCATGCTATTTCTGATACTGATTCAGCCTCATCAACCCAAGCAATTAATATTCTCGCTTTAGACTTAATGCTATCTAAGTTATGTCGTAACCCTGCAAACACATAATTGACAGAGCGACACTTTGTGCGGATATACTTCTCGCCAAGTTCATAAAAGTCATTCAACCAAGGAACAGACCTAATCGCCTGTTTCACTTCCTCCATGGATGACTCTTCGAGTGAGTTCATGTATTCGCGAGCGCAAAGTATTACACCTGATTGACCATTCATCGCAGCCATGTAGCCACGAATCGCTGTCATTAATGCAAATGTTCTTGTCTTTGCAGATCCTCGCCCACCGTGTGAGCATCGATAGCGATAATTACCTTCAAAAGCTGGAATTAATTTAGGCGGTATTTCAATCCTTGCTACCGTCATTGCTACCTCCGGCAACCAGAACTATTTTTGTCGGTGACATTGATCCGTCAGATGATTTCAAATCAATATCCTGAGTTACCTTGTCCCCATACTTTTTAGGGCTCATTCTTGCTAAAGCCCACTTTCTGGTATCTATCCTTAACCTTGCCTTAGCAACTGCCGATGGTTCTTCTGTTACATCATCAGCAATATCAAACAACTCTTCAAACACGGCATCAGCTCTTGATTCCATCGCTTTCGCGTACTGTTCACGAAAGTCAGGGTATTCTCGCAACCAACGCATGACTTTAGTTGTGTTTGGCATTCCTGGTCGCTTGCATACAGAACGCAAACTTTCACCATCGGCAATTAGAGCGCATACATCGTCCGCCACCTCTGGTAAGTAATCAGAAGGGCGACCCATTTTCTTTTCAGTCGCCATTAATCAGCCTCTTTTAGAATAATTAACTGGTTTCGTTTATATATCTCCGGCAATCAATGACACCGTTAAGGATATAAACCTATATAAAACTCTATCAATGCCACTCAAAGAATGACATTTGTAGAATTTTCTAAAATGAATAATCATTTACTGTTCAACTACTGGCACGTATTTAATATCACTAATCTCATCAGGTGAGATGTATACCCATGACCCATCGAGTGATGCGATACCGATTAACCCGTTAGTCACGCGAGGCTCTTTAGTGGTCATCATGCCTTCGTAGGTTGTGCCGTCTTTCTTGGTTGCTATTACGTGATATTTATTCACCACTCAACTCCACTTCTTGGCCTTCAAACACAATCTCTTTCTTGTAGCAGAGCTTTACTAACCAAGTGCTGTTAATTAAAGCGCCGATAATAAACAATGGATACATATAACGGCGCAGTGTCATTTTGTAATGCAGTGTTCCTGTTTTCATATTCCACCCAATAAAAAAGGCCACTAGGGCCTATTCATCGTTAAATGTTAATTAAATCAATCTCCTCAATTTTGAGGATAGGCATTACTCAACGCTAGGAAGGAGTAATTGGCCTTTTTCTTCTATCTCGGCAATCTTGTTTAATAACTGAGGCTTTTTAACTCTGCCCCATCGATTTAATAATCGCCCTGACATACTGGCCACATCCTTCTCTTTCATGAATTCGAGCATTATTTCATTTCGCTCTTGCTCCATAGTTCGGATATTTTTGGTAATAACATCAGCCATCCAGTTAAAGGCGTTTATATACGCCACCTTAATTCTCATAGCTTCTTTCTTTGTGTATGACATGACCAATAACATTAGGCCGTCTTTCCGTAGCTTATAGAATTTTTGAGGCTTACCATTCTGTAACTCATTGTTTTTATAGCAAAGCTCAAAATTGAGCTCTGTGTCAAACTCTGGAGGACACGATTTTATAGTCCTTTCGATATCACGAATTACGTTTTTTGGCTCTTTACCAAAAGCTCTTGCTACACAAAAACTATCAGTAATTACTTCTGAACCAGACATAAATACGATGTTCCGAAAATCAATTCCATTTACTACTGTTGGGTAATTCATGGTGTAAATCCTTATAGAAAAGCGAACCTGTTCACCAGAAATAACCGCCCCACAGAAAACACCATTAACGGTTTTTCTCAGGTTCGACTTTCTGTAAGGTTCTGTGAGTGTTTTTAATTGCGCGGTGAATGCGCCGATGAAATGCGTAGAGTTCGCAACCATCATCACGTATCACTACGTTAATCAGGTTGCTTCTAGTCTGTTCCTAGCAGTCAAGATATGATCACTCTCCTTAATGGATAAACGACTTATCTAATTGCTGATATATATATTTACTTAAGCTATACTAAGTAATTATCACTATACTTCGATTAATATCCTGTTAGTTTGCCCATGCACCCACGCTGGGCTTTTTTTATTCTTTTGGAATGCTTTTATCCAGCTCTTCACGGAATTTAACTGGATTCTCTGAACCCTCTACTGCCATGATATTTCTCCATTAAAAAACCCCGCTATTGAGCGAGGCATTCAGTGTTGATGTAATTCTGCAAATACAAAGTTTGCTGTTCGTTCTCGACTATCATTTCTCTGAGACGTAGATAATCTTGTTCAACTGCTTTGTTAAGTCGTGCGGTGGCTTCATCGCTTCCGCTTTCGGTTGAATTCTTGGTGACTGCTGGACACTCTGCTTTGACGTACACCCGCTTATTACCAGAGTTAACAGCATCACGAAGAGTGTTGATTTCATTCTTTGCACTGGCTAACTCCTGTGAGTGACGAATATCGAGTTGGTTTAATCGAGTGATACGGGCTTGGTAGTCTTTGTTGATTTCGACTTGCTGAGATAACTGACTAGTTGCTGTGTTGTAATCTTTGCTCAGTTTGTCGTAGTCATCTATTACCCACCATAGCCAGAATGCAGATATTGCCAGTAGTCCAGCTAATACCTTAGTTAGAGTGTTCATATCACTTAACACCATTGTGCTCTAACGAGTAGTGATTGCCGTCATTGAATCGACCGCCCCACGTACCGCCGATAGATTCCCAATATTCACCAAGCAATTTATGATCACTTGATGCTGTTAGATATTTACCGTCTTTAAATAGGTTGAAATCCACAGCTAGGCGTTG